CGGCTCGCGGAGACGTGGGGGCGCGGCGAGGAGGAGGACCTCGAGCAGGTCGATCCGGACTCTCTCGAGGCCCGGGCTGAGCCGGCGTGGGATCTCGTCCCGTCTGGGGTAAAGCTGATCACGATCGGAGTCGACGTTCAGCCGCGCGGAAAGAAGGCGGGCCTATATGCCGAGGTGGTCGGATGGGGTGACGGGGAGGAGACCTGGTCTCTGGACTACAACCACATCGACGGCGATCCGGACGATGGCGAGGTGTGGTCAATACTCGACGAGATCCGGAACGCGAAATACATGACAGAAGACGGTCGGACGCTGACACCGCAAGCCGCGTGCGTCGACACCGGCGGTCACAATATGGACGCGGTCATGTCTTACTGCGGCGCGCGCCGGTCTCAGCGTGTGTGGGCGATCAAAGGCGCGTCGGAGAAGACCGGAAGCCGGGCGCCGATTTGGCCGCTGACCCCGCCGAAAACCCGCAAGCGCGGCGCTTCACTCTATATACTCGGCACCCAGTCGGCCAAAGATTGGCTGTCATCGTGCTTGTCGAAGACCAGCCCGGGACCACAGTACGTGCACGTCCCGGCCGGCCGGTCTCCGAGCTGGTTCTCTCAAATCTTGAACGAGCGCCGGTTCACCGTTCACACAAGTGGTGGCCGCCCGACGACGACGTGGAAGCCCAGGGCGGCCGGGGTCGACACCGAGGCCCTGGACTGCCGTGTCTATGCGAAAGCCGCCCTAGATGGCCTTAAGCGGATGGGACTTCGCGGGGTTGATGCCCCTTCCGCCGCCGCAATGGCTCCACCGTCCGCACCTGAAACACCCGAAACCGGCGCGCCCGAGCCTTCGCCCGACGCCCCCGCCGCGAATCACCGCCGCCGGAGGAGGAGGTCCGGATCTGGCTTTTGGGCGTGATAGAAGTTTTAACGTCTGTTCAGCCCTAAAATACGGGAACTTCTATTAGTTTCGCCTTCGTGCGTTTGATGATTTCGTGGATATCTGAGATGTTGGCGCTGCGCACTGAAGCGCACGTCAACAGAGAAGGACCACAAAATGTTTGACAACATCGTTGAAAATGTCGCGAAGAAGCTCGCAGCTGAGCTCGCCGCATCGCTGATCTCGGTCGAGGCGCTGGCGAATCTCGCGGACAATATTCGCGAGATCGTATATGCGCACGCGCTGATGCCGCTCTCTCCGGAATACACCCTCGGACTGACGCTCGTCGGCGGCGAGATTCGGGTCGGGCAGTTTACGGATGTAGTGAATCCGGACACCGGCGTAAATGACCCCATGGGTGTCTTTGAGTACAATGTGCACCGCACGATCTCTATCGAAGCGGATCACTTAGATCGGGACTTCATGTCTCACGTTGCTGCTGAGTTCGAAGATGATCCGGAAGAGCCGACGCGCGCGGTTTTCGGTTCTGATCTTCTTGTTTACGCGATCCTGCATGAGCTGACCGGGGCGAGCTTGACGACGCTCGCACGGGTCTACGCGGCGGAGCAGATGCTGGAGATGGACCCGACCGCGAACAGCGCGCCGTTCCCCGCGCAGGTGTTGTTCCTGGCGAAAGAGGCGCTGCTCTATCACAGCGAACACTTCAGCTTCGAAGCTCGGGTGGACCGCTACGGCGGCGGCGAACTTGCCGAATGACCGGATCGGGGAGGGGGCAGCCTCTCCCCCCATTTTTTGCACGTCAAGAGAGGACCATATAATGACGTCATATGATAAAGCCGCCGCCGCCGCTGAGCTTGAAGAGTTCAAGCGGGCCCCGCTGATCGAACTTGCTGTAGAGATGGGCTGGGAGATCACTGAGACGAACCGGTCCGGAGCGACGCTCAAGAAGGGTGCAGTGAAGATCGGCGCATTCAAGGGAGATCATTGCTGGATGTGGAGGGACTTCTCGCGCGGCAACGGGCCCGGCGGTCGCGCTTCTGGTACCGTTGTTGATCTTGCTCTCGAAGCTGCTGGAACCATGGGGAAGGCCCGTCATCTCCTGCGCTCGCTGACCGGAGCCTCGGCCCCGACATCCCCCGCCTCAACCACCGCCCCCGTTCCTTCTTCCACCAGCCCCAACTCGGCCTTCACCGGAAAGACATACAAGGCCCCGGATGAGGTGCTGGCCGAATACAAGACCGGCGCTCGGATCTGGCGCGCCGGTGGTCCGCTTCCAGCGTTCATGTCGGAGCGCGGCGTGGACCGGGTGCCTGATATTTTCCACGGCCGGTTCGCGGTGACCGATCGCCACGGCGCGGCCCGTTTCTTGTTCGCGACATTCGACGAGAACGGGAAGGCGATCCACGCCGGGGTCGAAGACCGGAACCTTTCGCGGAACGGAGAGAAGAGCTTCCGTCGCTACACGACCGGCGGCCGGGCCGGGTTTTGGTATGCGAACGGGGAGAAGGGCGCACCGGTCATCGTGACTGAAAGCCCCCTTGATGCGATCTCCTGCGAGCTGCTTCGCCAGACGCAAGGCGTCGGGCGGGACGGGTCCAGCTACGTCGCCGTTCGGTCCGGCGCGGAAGACGCGGTAGTCCAGTATCTCATCCGGAAGATCGCATCCGGGACGCGTTGCGTCATGGTTTCGACGGACAACGACGCGGCCGGGATGGCATACGCATCGAAGATCATGGGAGGCCTCGATGTCGCGCGCAAAGAGTGTCACGTGCCCGACGACGTGATCGTTCTCTACATGGCGCCTGACCTCGGCGCCACGGACTGGAATGAAGCGCTGATGGAGCACCGCGCCCGAGAAGCTCGTTCGGAAGGTAAATCGTCGGGCGGCCCGTCCCCCCGCCCGGAGCCCAGCCCCGCGCCCCGCCGGCCGGCCCCGGCCGACACCGCGCCGTGCCCGGCCTGACCGGGCTATACCAACACCACATCAGGCACCTGGGCCGCTCAGAACGAGCGGCCCTTTTTTTTGCGACCGCACGGTCCGGCGGGTCGATCGGGTATCGTCATCTCATGAGCAGCACACCACAAAATACCGTTTCACATGAACACCTCGCCGCGCTGGATGCCGCGATCGCCCAAGGCGTGACCAGCGTCAGCTATGACGGCAAAACCGTGTCCTACAGGCGACTGGACGACATGCTTAAAATCCGCGACTGGCTCCGCCGGGAGCTGGGCCTCGCTCGCCCTGGCCGCCGGTCCCGTCGGGCGGTGGTGCACTTGTGATGCGGGTCGTCGGGATAGATCCGGGCCTGACTGGCGCCGTCGCCTGCGCGACAATCAACCCAGCCACCGGCGATGTGATCGGGCCGGAGGTGCACGACCTGCCCGTCACCGATTTCGTCGATGGTCGCAAGGTTCCGTGCCCTGTCGCGCTGTACGATCTCCTGCGCGTCATCAACCCGGACCTTGTTGTTTTGGAACACGTGGAGGCGCGGCCGGGCCGTGGTTCCGTCAGCTCGTGGCGCTTCGCATCGGGGTTCGGCGCAACCCTTGCCGCTTGCCAGCTCGCTACAGACGGCCCCCGCGTTCACCTGGTTCGCCCGTCGATCTGGAAGGCCGCGCTGGGTCTCTCATCCGACAAATCCGCCAGCCTCACCGCCGCCCGGTCAGCATTCCCCGCTGTGTCCGACCAGCTGAAGCGGGTGAAGGATGACGGCCGGGCCGAGGCGCTGCTCCTCATTCAGTATTACCGCCAGGTCCTTCTGAAGACCGGCGAGATGGAGGTCATCTGAAATGGCATCGAAACGCCAGCGCCGCAACGCGGCCGCCCAGCGGCACCAGCCCGGACTGAACACCTCGGCCAGCACGTCGGCGGTGAAGGCCGCTCCACGGCTCCGCCAGCGGGCCTATCGTCCACCCAAGGACGTCACTTCTCCCGGCGGATGGACCCCCACTACGGCGCAGCAGGAATACGCCCCCGGCGCGCTCCCTCGCATCCGGTCGGCAGCCCGCGACCTCGCTCAGAACAATCCCTACGCGAGCCGCGCTATAGCTGTTCTGACGCAGCACGCGGTCGGTACCGGCATCCGCGCCAGCGTCCGGGGCGACGACGAATTTGAACGGGCGTTCGAGGCATGGGCCGGGTCGACTGACGCGGACCGTGAGGGCCGTCTGACCCTTTACGGTCTGCAAAATTTGGCGACGAGGGTGATGTTCGAGGCCGGCGACGCGCTGCTCATCATGCGCGAGAAGCGACTGGCAGACCGCTTAACGCTGACGCTGCAGGTGATCGACCCGGAGCAGCTCAACTCGGGAGCCGCCCCCAGAGAGGCCGGCAATAAAAACTTTCAGGGGGTCGAGGTATACCCGTCCGGGCAGATTTACGGCTACCATGTGCGGCTCCGCCTGGACGATTCCAGTTCGGTCTTCATCCCGCGCCGGGACGCGGTGCATATGCTCGAGCTTTTGTACCCCGGCCAGATGCGCGGCATCCCCCGCGGGGCGCAGGCCCTGGCGAGAGCGAACGGGGTCGATCAGTTCATGTCGACCGCGCTTGCCCGCGCGAAAGTCGAGGCGTGCCTCACGGCTTTCGTGATCACCGATCACCCGGATGATGCTGGCGGCCTGCTCGGTGAACCGGGAGATCCGGACTCCGGGTTCCTCCCGCCAGAGCGCCTCGAGCCGGGTTTGATCGTCCAGCTCGCCCCCGGTGAAGACGTCAAAGTTGCGCAGCCCCCGTCCAGCGGCGGCATGGCGGACTATGTCAAGATCGGACTGCAATCGGTCGCGGTTGCCTATGGCGTGACCTATGACGCCATCTCAGGCGATCTGGAAAAGGTCAATTTTTCCAGCACGAAGGCGGGCCGGTTGGAGTTCAATCGCGGGATCGATAGCCTCCGCGCGCATACCATTTTTCCTGCAGTGCGGCGGATCATCGCGCGTTTCAAGGAAGTTTTCGAGGCCAATGCGGCCCGCGCCTCGGACGCCAGCGTGACCCTTGTCGCGCCCGGTCGGGAGAGCGTCGAGCCGCTGAAAGACGCGCAGACCCTCTCCCTGGACTTGCAGATGGGCGTGAAAACCTGGGCGCAGGCGGTGCGCGAGCGCGGGTATGACCCCGACGATCAGATCCGGGAACTGGCGGACATAGCTGCAAAGTTCGCGGACGCCGGGCTCGTCTTCAAGTTGAGCCTTGGGCCGGTGTCCATCGAGGCGGCAGTAGTGGATCCCGATGAAGACCCGGACGCAGATCCGGACGCGCCCGGCTCGACCGCATGAGCGCGGTCCCCGCCGGATTATGATGCGTACAAACGAGGAGTAGCTATGCCCGAAAATCAAACCCAGAGCCGCGCATCAAACGCGGACTTCATCGTCCGGAGCGAGTCCTTCGATGAAGGCGCGCGGACCGTTGAGATCGTCTACGCCACATCGACCCCGGTCGGACGCGGGTCTTTCCGCGAAATCCTTGAGATCTCGGAGACCGCGATCCGGACGGATCGGCTTGATACCGGCACGGTCCATCTGATCCGGGATCACATGCCGTATGGCGACCCGCTGGGTCGGGTGATCTCGCACCGTGTTGAGGATGGTCTTGCGATCGCCACCGTCCGACTGAGCGATAGCCCTGACAACGCGGGCGTGGTCGCAGATATCCAATCCGGGGTCATCCGTTCGGTCTCTGTCGGCTACCTAATCCATGGCTACTCCGACGCCACTGATGAAGCGACCGGGGTCACCACGCGGACAGTGACGGCTTGGGAACCCTACGAGATCTCGCTGACCGTCATTCCCGCTGACACGGCCGCCGCGATCCGTTCAGACGAACGCATGGGTGAACGGCTGGACGCGATCGAGGCCGCGCTGCGGTCCGCCATCGCTGCACCGCACGGGTCAAATGTGGCCGGTGCTACAGTCACAACTGAAGATGAAGCTGCTGCCATCCGTGGCGATCACGATCAACCCGAAACCGAAGAGGAGGCCGCAGTGCCCGAAAATATCGCAATCCAAGAGGCACTTGCCGCTGAGCGCGCACGTGTCCGCGACATCCAAAGCATGGCCACGCGCCACGGCCTGGACGCCGCTTTCGTGACCCAGCACGTCGATGCCGGTTCCGATCTTGACGCCGTACGCGGCGCCGCCCTGGACGTTATCGCGTCCCGCGTCGCTCCTGACGTGTCGACCGCAACCTCGACCGTCCGGGTGACCCGCGACGAGCGTGAGACGCTGGTCCAGCGTGCCGAGGCCGCTCTCGTGAGCCGTGCGACCGGAGAAGCTCCGTCTGATGAGGCGCGTGAACTTCGCGGTCTGAGCCTGGTCGAGATGGCCCGGCGCTTTTCCGGTGCTGGCGATTCCGTATCTGCCGCACGCGCTGTTGATGAGGCCCTGACGCAGCGGTCCGGCATGCACAGCACGTCCGATTTCGCCGCAGTCCTCGGCAACACCGTCGCCCGCACCCTGCGCAACGCATACGAAAGCGCTCAGCGCACGTTCGTTCCGTTCACCCGGACGGTTGAACTGACCGATTTTCGTCCGGTCACCCGCGTTGCCCTCGGAGACGCTCCGAAGCTTGAGCGCGTGGCTGAAGGTGGCGAGTTCACGCACGGGACTATCGGTGAGACCGGTGAGAGCTATGCGCTGGCCTCCTACGGCCGGATCGTGGCCGTGACCCGCCAGGCAATCGTGAACGATGACCTGTCCGCCTTCACCCGCCTCCCGGCGATGTACGGGGCGAGGGCTGCGGAGCTGGAAGCCGATCTGGTTTACGGGGTGCTCTCGGGCAACGGCCACATGTCAGACGGAAAGGCGCTGTTCCACACGTCGCACGGGAACGTGATGACCGGCGGGCTGGACGTGGACGGGCTCTCGAAAGTCCGCGCTCTGGGTCGCAAGCAAACCGGCATCGACGGCGCGAAGATCAACGTGAGCTTCATCACGCTAATCGTTCACCCGGATGACGAGACGGCAGCTGAGAAGCTTGTGGGTTCGATCGCCCCGACGAATTCTGGCGAGTTCAACCCGTTTGTGGGTCGGATGACCATCGTCAGCGACCCGCGCGTCGCGGAAGGCACCTGGTTCGCCGCAGCCTCGCCGAACCTGGTCGACACGATAGAACTGGGGTTCCTTGCCGGTCAGCGCGGCGTGCAGACCTTCACACGGGATGGCTGGGACGTAGACGGTGTGGAAGTCAAAGCCCGGCTCGATGTTGGCGCAAAAGCGATCGACTTCCGTGGCCTGGCCCGCGCGACGAAGCCCGCCGAGTAATATTAGGGCCCCGTTCCGGCGGGGCCTGCAACCCAATCTTTCAGGAGATGAATGAATGAAAAACTATATCCAATCCGGCGACGTTATCACTGTGAGGGCACCGGTTGCTGTCGCATCCGGCGACTTTCTGTCATTCGATTCAATATTTGGTTTTGCTCAAGCGAGCGCAGCGCGATTTGATGACGTGGAGATCGTTACGCGAGGTGTTTTCAGAGCGGTTGTTGCTAATGGCGACTCAGTGACTTTCGGTACGCAGATCTACGCTGATGGAGACACGCTTACTTCTGACGCGGATGACGGAGAGGGCAACGCGTACACTCGGATCGGCGTCGCGGTCTCTGACGCGGTTGTCGAGGACGGCGCCGCGTACGTCAAAGTGAAGATCTGCTAAGCTGATATAAACGAATACGCGGCACCTCTGGCCGCGTCGCGGGCGGTGGGTTTTCTGGTCCTTTTCCCGCCGCCCGCACTTTTTTTAGGAGACTGACTCGATGAAGCTTCGAACGCCCGAAAATCAGAACGGCGAGGCGCTCGGCGTCGCCCGGCTCGTGACATCACAGGGGCTCCGGGTCGGTTTCAATGAGACCGCAAGCACGCACACGTCCGCCCTGGAAGATGGTGTTTATCTTGTCTCTGTCAGTGCCCCCGCATTCGTCAGTATCGGCGCAAACGCGACCGCCGGTGACATCGCCGGGAGCTTTCCGCTGGGCGCGGGTGGGGCTGGTTATTTCCGCGTGAAGACCGGCGACCGGGTCGCGGTGCGCGGCGTTGAGGGCGCGGGCGGCCTGTTCGTCCTGCCGCTCGAAAAAGCTTAAGGAGCGCGAGTTATGTTCGGAATTTCAGGCGGGTCATTTGGCGGCTCAGGTGTCAAGAAATACTTGACTGTTGCGGAACTCCCGCTGACCGGGGTCAAGCCCGGGACCCTCGCGCATGTCGAAGAGAATTTGCAGGGAGATAGCGCGCTGTATCTCTGGTCCGGCACGCATCAGTCCGGCGGGTGGTACAAAGTCGCAACGGTTAATCTAGCGCCAAACATCACGACCGAGATCCCCGAGACGATCGCGCTGCCGAACGACGGCTCATCGATCGGACTAACGTTGAACGCGGAGGATCCGGAGGGTCTGCCGATCACCTGGTCATATCAAGTCTCTGACGGTTCGATCGAGGGCGTTGCGGATGTCGTGCAGGACGGCGGGACGTTCACGCTGACAGCCGATCCGGCGGCTATTGCCGCGCAGGCTGCTGGCTCGTTCTCGCTGACGTTTGTGGCGTCGGACGGGGTGTCGCTGAGTGCTGCTACGAGCTCATTCACGCTCTCGTTCGCGGTTGGGCCCTCGGATCCGGTCAACGCGACGCTCGTCGCGGAGATCCCGTCACCGAACCAGTCGATTGGCGCTACGCGTGGGGGCGTGGTCGGCCCCGATCTTTACTTGATTTTGTCTACCGAGTCAGGGCCCGTCGGTGACCTCTACGACGTGTCCGACCCGGCGTCCCCCGCGTTCCTGTCCAGCCTGCCGTCAGATCCGGCTTTCACGGGGGTACCGATGGCGCAGGTCCGAGGTGACGGAACGGGCCGGTTTTTTGTAGGTGATACACTGGCCGACAAGGTCCTCCTCTTCGACGCGACGAACCCGCTTTCTCCGAGCTTGATCTCGAACAGCTTCTCAGTATACAGAGGTGACCCGATCGGCAGTAACGGGACCCACGCTGTTTTTGTTGGGGAGAACAGTGTGCGGGTGATGTCTATGGAGACCGGCGCGCAGACCGGCTCTATCAGCTACGGCTACCCCGACATTCCGTCAGTTACCCGCACCGTGAGCTACCCGGCGGGGTATGCCGGTGACGTGTTTGTCTCCGGGATCAGGAACGCAGTCTCCGGCGACTACCGGCTCATCTCGTTTCGTGTCGACGCATCGGGTGCTCTGACGGAGCTTTCCCGTTACGACGGTGACACGAACGTCTACTTCGCGGGTTTTGATGGACGTTTCGCTGTTGCGCGACGCCTAGATACCGGTGCACACCAGGTGTGGGACTACGTCGACCCCGCCGCGCCGGTCAAAGTCTTCGAGGAGCCCGCGTCTCAGACCGGGACAGCAAACGCTATGGCGTGGTCCGTTATGCAAGACGGTTTCTTCTATATCGCGTCTTCGTTCGGCTCTTCCGTGTACGTGTATTCTGTCTCCGCGTCTGGTTCGCTTTCTCTGCTTGGCGCTATACCCGGGCCCGTGGGGTCGGCGCTGACATCCGGTTCCTTCGCCAACGGGGCGCTGTTCTTCCCGAGCCGGGACGAGAGCAATCTGCCTGTTTCTAAGGTGTTCATGAACTCATGACCGCCGCTCCCGCAATCGTACTGCGAGTCACGCTCGGCGGGCTCATGCCTGCCGCGCTCCTCTTGTGGCTGACGCTCAACGTGGGCGGGCCGGGCGCGCTCCGGGACGGGATTGCCGTGCTCTCTTGCATGCCTGACCCGGACCCGCGCGCCTGCATCGAGGCCTCACTGGCCGCCCCGCCGCCTGATCTGGAGGCCCTGAAATGACCCCTTTCGCTTCTCTCGGTTTTACCATTGCTGCGGTTCTCGGCCGTGACGTGACGCTGACCCTCACTACCGGTGAAGAGCTGACCCTGCGCGCGCTGTGGCAACCGCAGTTCATCGACACCCGGGTCGGCGAATATGGCATGGAGGTCCGTGACGAGTACCCGGTGCTCGATGTGCCACGCGCCGCATGGATTGCGACCGGTCGGCCTGCGACTGCGCTGCACGGCGCCACGCTGACAGTGGATCTGGTCTCGTACACGCTGCATGACCCGCGCGACGACGGGCTGAGCTTGATCCGCTGCCGGGCCTATCTTTCCGACGCCTGACTTTTTTCTTCCCCATTCCCTTTCCACTCGCCCACTGACTAGACCGCGCCGCCTCTTCGCGGCGCAGAATATGATGTTCTCAACACACCGGAGGACACATGAACACCCACCCACGGAAAACCTTGCGCGATGACGTACAGGCGCGGCTGCAAGCGGTCCTGACCGTCCCGGTCTACGCCGGGCGGGCGCGTGACCTGCCGCGTGGCACGACCGAGGCCGTGGCGGTCTACGTCGCCGAGGAGCAGCTCTCCCGACCCGCCGCCGCGCGCGGCCGCCCCGCCGGACCGATCACGCGCAGGATGAAGCTCGAGGTCATCGTTTTGTCGGAGGGTCCGGACGAAGAAGTTTGTGACCGGCTCGACGCGCTCTGCCGCGACATCGAGCTGGCGCTCGCCGCCCGCGCGGACCTCGAACCGCAGGCCGTGGAGATCAGCCTGTCCAGCGCCGACCGCGTCAGGTCGATCGCGGTCATGTCATACTCCGCGCAAGTCCAAGACACACTGAACTGACACTGAAGAGGAGCCACGCATGGCCGTCACTGATCCCCTTTCCAACGACCTCTACGTCGTTCCCAAAGCGCAGATTTTCTTCAAGAAAACCGGCGCGACTGAGTATGAAAACCTTGGCGACGCTGACAGCCTAAGCCTCGAAATTTCGGTCGAAGAGCAAGAGCGCTACGCAAACGATCGCGGGATCCGGACGCTCGTCAAGCGCACCGTGACGCAGACCTCGGCCACAATCTCGATGACCCTGGCTCAGATGTCGATCTTCGCCCGCGCCGCGTCTTTGATGGCTGACGCGGAGACCGTCGACGGGACGGAAGAAGCCCTCGATCTGGGCGGGGAGATCGTCGAATTTATGTCTGGCGGTCACAAGTCGGGCGTCGCGAACAACCCGACGCTGCGCGGTGAAATTGTCATACGCGGCGTGAACGCTGAGGGTCCGAAATCTCTCCTGCGGCTGTGGGACGTCGAGATCCGCCCGGCCTCCGCCCGGAGCTTCATCTCGGACACCGAATTCGCAACGATCGAACTGAGCGGCGCGGCTTACCCCAAAGCCGGCAAAGCTGCGGGCTATGAGCTTGGCGAAGAGCTTACGCTGACCGGCGCCACCACGCAAGCGGGAGCGTAACCTATGGGTATGACTTCCCTCGCTGACCTCGCGGGCGTCGGCCAGGACGTGACGGTCCGCGGCCAGAAGGTCACGGTCACTGGCGTCTCCGCGCGCGGGCTTGCCCTGCTCTTCAAGCGGTTCCCTGAACTAGTGGGGGCCGTCACCGGCGCCGGCCTGAGCCTGGCGTCCCTGACAGAGCTGGGCCCGGACGTGCTGGCTGCGGTTATCGCGGCCGGGACCGGAGCGCCGGGTGATCCGCAGGCGGAGGCGGTGGCGGACCGGCTCGGGATGTCTGATCAGCTGAGCCTGATCGAGGCGATCCTGTCCGAGACGTTCGCGGGTGACCCGGAGGATTTCATGAAGCGCCTCGAAAATCTGGCCGGCGCGGTCGGGGTGCAGACGGGGCCGGTGGCGGACTGATGAAGGACGTGGCCCGGGCGGTGCATGTCGCCGCCCGCGCTTACGGCTCGCTCGAAGCGGCGCTGGGTCTGACCCCGCGTCAGCTTGGCGCGGTCATGGGCCTCGAGCATGAGAGCCGGTCGCGTGATCTTGTCGAGAACTTCACTGTCGCCCGAGTAGCGCAGCACGGCGAAAAGAAAGACGCGGACCGGCTGATCAAGGAGCTATCGAATGTCGCAAAATAATGACATCATTATCCGCCTGAGCGCGGAAGGGGTAGAAGCGATCACCGCCGCGTTCCGTCGCGTCTCTACAGCATCGCGTCGGGTCGGACGGTCGGTCGAGACGATCGGTCGGCGGGCTGATCTCGCCCGGAGAGGTTTACTGCGCGTCGGAGGCGCTGCCACAAAATTAAGCCGTGCTGTTGGCGCTGCAAGTCTTGCGATCGGGGCGCTCGGCGCCGGGCTGACGGCCGCCGCAAGCAATTCGCTTGACGGGATCGCGGCGCAAGAGAGATTCGCGAAGAGCGTGGGTTTAACGCTGGCTCAGTACCAGCAGCTCGCGTTCGCCGCAGAACGCGCCGGGTTTGATGTAGATGCGCTTCAGGGGTTCCTCGTCAACTTGGCAGATAAAGCGTTCGACGCGTCTATCGGTGCGGAGGGCTCCGCCGCTCAGCTTGCGGACCTCGGAGTCTCTGCGGTCGACGCGCGGGGCCGGCTTAAGCCACTAAACGCGCTTTTTCTCGAACTCGCAGATTCCGTTTCAGCGATGCAAGACGGGACCGCGAAGACCGGCGCGCTCAGCATATTTGCCGGCGACGATGGCGCGCGCGCGATCACGCTTTTGAATCAGGGCTCGGAGGGGATCAGACAGCAGGGGGTCGAAGCGGAGCGGCTCGGCCGGGTCCTGTCTCAGTCGCAAGTGGATCTCGCGCGGAACACGGTGCAGGCACGACGAGAGCTCTTCTCGAGCTTAGCCGCTCTACGTGACCGCCTGAGTCTGATCGTGGCGCCGGATCTGCAACGCGGCGCGCAGGACCTGTCTAAATATCTGACAGAAAACCGCGACGCGATCGATGCGTTGGCGGAGGCGAAATGGGACCAGATCCGAGACGGGATCCGGGACGTGTTGCGCGTTTTGAACGGGGAGGAGCCGCAGCTCGAATGGGTAGCGCGTTATGCGCAGAACCTCAGGGACTTGCAGGGTCTGCTGACCGGCGGCGACATCGAGAGCCCGTTCCTTTCCGGGCTGCGCGACCGGGTCCGTGAGCTCGTCGAAGGGATGGAGCGGGCGCAGAGCGTCGCGCGGGACGCA